GTAGCCAGTGGAATCGCAGAACGCTTCATGCCAGCATGGGGACAGGTGGTTTATAAACTAAACGAAGATGATCGAGATACCACTGTATAGCCAGCTCGATCCGCGCTGGCGCGATGTCAAGCTGGGTTATTCTTCGCTTACTATCGGCTCGCACGGCTGCGTGATCTGCTGCCTGGCAATGATGCTCCACGCCGCAGGCGTGCCGGTAACCCCGCCAGAGGTGAACGAGGAGATGCGCAAGACGCGCGCGTTTGTGCCCGGCAGCGGGCGCGCCATCTGGTCACGCATCACCATCGCGTTTCCCGCCATCTGCTGTCCAAAGCAGCAGTGGTATTCGAGCCCGCGTGTGCGTAAGGTAGAAGTGACCGACTTACCTGTACTCGTGGAGCTGCTGCTGCCCACCGGTCCGCATTGGGTACTCGGCATTGACTGGCGCGGTTACCTGCTGGTGCACGATCCTTTGCAGCCGCCAGAACGACAGCGAGCCGATAACCTACGCACGTTCTATCCACGCGCACGAATCACGCGCTCGGTGACCTTCGAGCGCACAAAATAAAAACAGGGCGGGACGTCAACCCGCCCTCGAGCGAAGAAAGTGAAGAGAGAACCAGACCCGGCTCAATTATCGCACATCGTCGCGCTTTGCATTACCTCAGCCGAACCAAGTACTCCCGCGAGCCGCTCACCTCGCGCCGCTCGATGCCAAGCCGCTTCCACTCCCGCGCAATCGCCGTACTGCTCATCGGCCTGTGGCCGGTGTCTTCGCACCAGCTCCGATAGGCTCTGTACAGCTCCATCGCCCGTGTCCACGTCTGGCCGTCCAGCTCACATCGCTCGCGCAGGAACTGGGCCGGAATGTCGGATTGCTCGGCGTAAGCTTCTACCGTCGCAATCACCTGCTTCGGCGGATCGAACCGTCCCCGCGCACGCAGTCGGCGTAGCCCTTCTAGCGCCCAGTTAAGGATGCCGGCGCGCTCGTTGGCTATGCGCGCCTTCAGCTCCGGATCTGGGTTCTCAACAGGTCGCTGAAACTCCACGACAAGCAGACGCCTGAACAGCCCATCGCCCGGATCGATCCGGGGAAGGCTATTCATCGCCCACAGCAACTTCGCTTTAGGTCTATAGTAGAACTCGTCACGGTATTTGCGCTCCACACGCACCGGCTCGCCTGAGATCAAGGCATTGAGCTGGTGCGTGCAGGCGACGTAGTCGGCAGGTTGCTCCGTGCTGATGAGAAGCGTCTTGCCGGGGAGCTGGCCAAGCGCATAACGGTTCGTCGTCAGATCATGCAGGCCAAGCAACCCAACCCGCGACCCAAGCATCGCTCGAATCCCTTCGATGATGGTTGACTTCCCGCTGCCAGGCGGCCCATACAACCAGAGCGCAGCCTCTAGCGATGTGTCGGTGGTGAGGGCGTAGCCGGCAAACTCCTGTATTAGGTCGGCAGCCTCTGGTATGGTATCGAGAATCGTGGCCAGGAAGAACGGCGCACGAGCGTCAGGATCGTAGGCGTAATCCAGCGCGGCGGTGGCGTAGTCATCGGGCCGATGCTCGCGCAGCGTGTAGGTGCGCAGGTCGAGCGTGCCGTTGGCAAGCACGAGCACATCTGGATTGAAGTCCCATTGCTCGTTTGAGACGCGCGCCTTCTCTCGTGCTAATCGCTCAACACTGGAGAGGACATGCGCCGTCGGGCGAACACCTTCAGGTTTTGCTTTCTCTAGAACTTCCAGAATCTCCGGCCCAGGCTGAATAGACTTCCACCAACCAGCCTCATATCGCATCCACTGCTCCAGGCTAAATACGGTATGAGGATGGGTATTCAGCCAGCGCATGGCCAACTCGTCGTCGGTCGGGCGAGATGATCGGGGGGATTGTGACTTCAACTCCGCAATGGCTTTGCGAATGCGTTCCTCTGGAGTATCGTTCTCACTCATGGCTGTTCTCCTCGATAAGCCGACCTAATCGTACTCTCTACTTCGCGGCGTGGTAAACCCTTCGCCTCGGCTACCGTGCCGGCAAGGTTGAACGCCTGCGCCTCGCTTAATCCCATCTCGCGCATCCGGCGCGCAACCCAGTACAGCGCAATGTTGCGCGTGCCTTCTGGCTGCCTAAGCTGCCAGTTAAGCAGCGCGTGAATACGGTTGCTCGTCGGCAAGTCTGAAGGCGGATCAAACTTCGGCGGTGGCGCAGGGGGTGGCGCAATCGTCGTCTCCAGGTGGCGCAACTGCCACTCAAGCTCGTCAAGCCGGTAGATGGCGTTGTCGCGCCAGTCCTCGATGACACGCACCGGGCGCGGCGGGCCATATTTCGCGTTGAGCGTGCCAGGCAGCCGGAGCGTACGCGCCAAGTCCTTCGCGCCCTGGTCAGCATTGAAAGCTCGTACCCAGCGCGCCTGCAGGTTGGCGATGTAACGCCGAGAGGCATCGTCAGTGATGACGTACGGCTGGTCCAGCAGCCAGTAGCAATGCCAACCACCACCGGAGTGAACGATCACCGTCGGCCAAAGCGTGGCGCGGTTCTGTAGCACGGTCTCTATTCCTGCCTCGCTGCCGTGATCTTTGATGTCGTATTCGGCAAATAGGCAGTTGACCGCCGCCACGTCCTCGATGCGCCCGCGCTCGTGCTCGGGGCGGCGAACGTGCACAGGGTGCACGGAGAAGTACACGTCGGGGGACTGAATCCGCGGCAGCGGCTCGCCTGGGCGCAGATAGCGCGAGCGCTTATCACTCTTGCGCCACAGATACCACCACTCACCGCCGCGATGAAGATGGTCAAGGAAACTCAATTCCATCGCAGACCTACCAGAATGTGATTCTCGCGCACGTTACCGCTCTCGCCACTAACGTGAAGTAGACGCATCTTCCCACTGCGCTTAATGGACAAGGTAATAGTGGGCGAGAACACGTGCGCAAATATCTCGCGGATAAAACTTAGATTGAGATCGAGCGGCTCCTGCTCGCGCCAGTACGAGACGGTGGCAGCAAACGACCGACGACCGATGTAGAGACGACCGTCCAAAACGTCTACACTTACATATCCATCTCCCCACAGCAAGTAATCAAGATGGGCGACTACCTGCTCTACCTCCGCGCGCGTCATCACGGCTTCGGCGCGGCTGGGTAGCTCGGCAAGGGATTCAATGTACTGGAAGTTGAAACTTGCGTTGTCACCCAAGCGCTTCAGAAGCCACAGCAGGCCGCGCACAGTGCGCACCTGGCGCAGCTTAACAGTAGGTACAGAGCAGGTATTCTCTTGCTCTACGTCAGCAGGCCAAGATACCCACGATGCGCCATGGCTGTTCGTACTAGCAAGGGTAAGCCGACCGTTCGAGACATGCACAAGAGGCTTGTAGGAATGGCCACCTAATTCCGCCCAGTAATAGGCGGCTGCAAGTTGATGATAGGGGATTTTGGTCATGGGTTCTCTCCTTTAAGCATATATATAGATAGGAATCGAGCACCTGTAAAGAGGGCAACCTTAGAGAGATATTAAATCAATGGCTTGCCTTAGTAGAGGGTTGTGTAGAGGGTTGCTGGCCAACCCTCTACATGGATTTACGGGTAAATCTCTGATAGCGCCTTCTATTATATTTGCACCTTACACGAGCCGTTTAGTAGAGGGTGTAGAGGGTGTAGAGGGTTTATCCAAAACTCTTTCTATATAAGTACTCCCCCTTGAGCAAAAAAAAATAAATATAGGACCACCCTCTAAACCCTCTACACCCTCTACTACCCTCTACTAGTTATGTTAAGCTTCACCTGGATATACTTTCCACATGCAAGCCAAAATCCCATATACCCGCGAGGCTATACCAACATTGTCAGGTCGCCCACTGCTCGTTGTGACCTGCGCGACTTGTGACCAGATGACCGTTGCACGATCACCAAACGCCAAGACGCTTAAAGGCTGGACACTTCTCCCCGATCCGTGGCCATCGTACCTGCCACAGTGGGCGCGCGTGCCGGCACGATGTCCGGCATGTACTAAGCAGCAGCGCATAGACTAACGCGCTGTTATACTGCCGATATCAGTACCCCCTATCTAAATGTAATTCTCGTAACCTGCCAGTCACTCGGCCTACCGCCGCCGGTCGCTGAATACCGTTTTGCGCCGCCGCGTCGCTGGCGCTTTGACTTCGCGTGGCCCAAGTTAATGATTGCCGTCGAGGTTGAGGGTGGCGTGTGGTCGCGCGGTCGTCATGTACGCGGAGCGGGATATCTGGCCGATTTGGAGAAGTACAATGCGGCGGTCGTAATGGGTTGGCGTGTACTGCGATATACCCCTCAAACGCTTGAGCGACTGAAAGATGACCTTTGCGCTTTACTTAAGCGTGAGAAGGCAAATTAACCTCTTAATTCATACTGGCGTTGTATGATCACGCTCGTGCAGTGGAGAGCGAGCAAGCCTGCGCACGACGTACTCGTAATCGAGCTTGATTCCCCGACCTCACCTATAACCCTAATGCTCTCCTCTGATCGCCACTACGATCATCCTGCCCAGCGCGAGCAGCTTGAACGGCAGCAGCTTGCGCTTGCTGAGGAGCGCGATGCGCTCATCTTAGATTTTGGTGACCTATTCGATGCAATGCAAGGCCCGCGAGACCCGCGGGCCGATTATTCTCTGCTGGCCGATCAGTACCGACGAACCGACTACTTTGATTCGCTGGTGGACAACGCGGTCAAGCGTTATTCGCCTTATGCGAAGCGGTGGGCGATGGTGGCTCAGGGGAATCATGAGCAGGCCGTGCTGAAGAATTACGCCACCGACTTGACCGAGCGTTTTGCTGCTGGGATGCGCGCGTCGGGCGGCCAAACGCAGGCGATGCCTTACGCTGGATGGGTTAGGGTATTTGCTAAGGGGGTGACCAGAGAGCACAACCTGTTAACGCTCTACTATTCGCACGGATCCGGCAAAGGGGGGATGATGTCGTTTGGCACGCTGGACACACGGCGCATTCAGAGCTACGTTTTAGCCGACGTGGTGGTTCAGGGCCACACGCATGATCCTTACGTGCTGCCGATTGCTAGGGAGCGGTTGAGTACAAGGAACGTGGTGGCGCGAGAAGCTACGTGGCATATTCGCTGCGCTTCTTATCTGGACTCGTTCTCCCGTCGCGGCTGGGATGCCCAGTCTGGGAAGCCGCCTCGGGTGTTTGGCTGCGTGTGGTTGGTGATTGAGTTCAACCGTCACGCGCACAGAATCTCAGCTCACCTTGACCTTGTGCCGTGATTACTATCCGGCTGCTGGCTATCGAGCGGGGCGTATAATCGCCAGCAGGAGGTTTCGTATGTCACTAGAAGCCGTCAGGGAGTTTATCGCTTGGATCGCGTCGCTCACCGAAGTTAAGATCATCGCTGCCAGCATTCTGCTCAACACCGCGCTGGCGGTCGCTGCGAGCATCCGCAATGACGAGTTCCGCTTACCGGAGCTGGCTTCGTTCCTCTACAAACACCTGCTGCCGTATATCGTCGTCTATGTCTCGGCGCGCATTGCCGGAGACGAGCTCGGCCTCGGCGCAATCGCGCCTGCCGTGTGGCTCATCATCGAAGCATCCTTAATCGGGCGCATCGTCGCGTCTCTGAACGAGCTTGGCGTGCCGATACCTGACGAGCTAGCCCGGCGCGTGGCGAAGCGGCTGTAATTATCAGATGCGCATGGACGCCTTTACGGCTCTGTTCGGCGCGGTTGCTATCTTGCTTGCCGCGCTCACTGCGCATCAATCGGCGCAGATACAGGAGCTGCGGAGGGAAGTGCGTTCGCTGCGCGAGGAGCTCGAGCGCTACGAGGCGCTTACGCAGCGACTTGAGGCGCTCATAAAGGAGATTCGCAAGTAACTGCTGAGATCATGCAAGAGGTCCCGCTCGAAGAATTAGAGCGTATGCCACAGGAGCAGATAGCCGAATGGCCGCGCCCGATAATCATCGCAATCTTCACGTAGACAAGCTGTCATGGGTGATCTGACTTGGCACAACGACCGCGTGCGTTTGCGCGACCTTAAGCCGTGGGAGCATAACCCACGCCAGATGACCAAGCGCGCTGCGCAGCGCCTGCTTGACTCCTGGCGTGATTACGGTCAGGTTCATCTCATCGTTGTCGGGCCGGATAATGAGGTTTACGACGGCCATCAGCGCCTCAGTGCGCTGAAGGCGCTGTATGGAGAGGACTACGAGGTAGAGGTTCGGCGTGCCTCGCGTTCACTTACAGATGATGAGCGTAAGCGCTTGATCGTTCTTCTGCACGCTGGTGCTGTTGGGCAGTGGGATTGGGATGTGTTAAATAAATGGGGCGATAAACAGTTGATTGACTGGGGGTTGGATCGTGACACTTTAGCTAGCTGGCGTCTCGATGTTGCTAATCTGTGGTCTATCTTAGGTCCAGAAGGCGATAAATATGAACACGCAATATACGGAGTAATCGATCCTGAATCTGAGAATCTTATTTATAGGACGATAAAGGTTAATTTTGCTACTGAAGATGATGTTCAAGCTTTCGCGAAGTTAATCGGTCAAGTTATTACGGATCGCACTAGATTTATCTGGTTTCCACCTCGTGAAAGACAATCTCCTGGCCTGTGTAGTAGCGATGACTCCTAGATATCCTATCTACATAGTCTCTAAAGGAAGGTGGGAATCTCGCTTAACCGCGAAGGCTTTAATCAAGCGAGATATACCGTTTCATATTGTTATCGAGCCACAGGAATATGACCAGTATGCTTCGGTAATTGACAAGGATAAAATATTGATTCTTCCGTTCTCGAATCTTGGCCAAGGATCGATTCCGGCGCGTAATTGGATTTGGGAGCACTCGATCAGTACAGGCGCAAAACGTCATTGGATTCTAGATGATAATATCAGAGATTTCTATGTGTTTTACCGGAATCGCTTATATAAAACGACTGATGACATCACCTTTAGAGCAATCGAGGAATGGGTAGATGCTCATGAGAATATCGCACTCGCGGGGATGCAATATAAGATGTTTGTACCAAAGACTCACTCCAGGTATCCTATCACGTTAAATACTCGCATCTATTCCTGTATTCTGATTGATAATTCCTTGCCATTCCGATGGCGTGGCGTGTATAACGAGGATACTGATCTTAGTTTGAGGGTTCTTAAAGCTGGCTATTGTACTGCATTATTCAACGTTTATCCCGCTGAGAAGATAGCGACGATGAAGATGAGGGGTGGTAATACTGATACAATATACAAAGCCAAGGATAGTAGATTACGAATGGCTTTATCGCTGATGCAACAGCATCCGGACGTGGTAGATGTAACATATAAGTGGGGGCGCTATCAGCATAAGGTAGACTACACACGATTCGCTAAGAATAAGCCTATTCTTAAAAGGGATATATCTCTACCGCGTATTAAATTTTATGACTAATGGTAGGCAAGCCATTCGTTAAGGGTGATCCGCGAATTAATCGTAAGGGGCGACCGCGCAGCTTTGACCAGTTGCGCAGGCTCGTACTTTCTATTCTTCAAGAGCCTGCAAAGGGAAAGGACGGCTCGCCTATTATCATTAACGGTCACATAGCGACAAATGTCGAGCTTATCCTGCGCAGCGCCATGCAGAATCCGAAGTTCGCGCAGTGGGTGTTGGAAGTCGCTTACGGCAAAGTTCCTGACAAGCTCGAGGTAAGCGGGCGCGACGGTGCGCCGCTGAAGGTGCAGGCTTATGACTACTATTCTGCTGCTACCGCGATTGCGGCGCGACCAGACGCAGATAGCCCTGCATCCGGCGTGGACTAAGGTGGTCTGCGCAGGCAGGCGCTGGGGCAAGACCGTCATGGCCGGCAGCCTCGCGCTGTCGTGCGCCGCACACGGCGGGGCCGTCGCATGGATCGCACCGACCTACCGCAATTCTCGCCCACTGTGGCGAATGGCGGAGCGCATGACCGCGCCGGTTGCCGACCGGCTCACTATTCGGCGAGCCGAGCGGATGCTCGAATTCCCGTCCGGCGGTTCGCTTGCGATCTATTCCGCCGACTCGCCCGACTCTATCCGCGGCGAGGCATTCGACTTGGTCATCGTGGACGAGGCGGCGATGGTGGACGAGCGCGTCTGGTATGACGTGCTGATGCCGACGCTTGCTGACCGTCGGGGACGCGCGATGCTCATCTCTACGCCGCGTGGCCGCAACTGGTTTTGGCGCGAATTTGAACGCGCCAAAACTGAAGGTGCAGCGTGGCGCGCGCCGAGCACGGACAATCCGCTGCCATCCATCCGCGAGGCAGCGCAGAAAGCACGCGAGCTGGTGAGCGACCGAACCTACCGCCAAGAGTGGTTGGCCGAGTTCGTGGACGAGGCCGGAGGGGTGTTCAGGGGCGTTCGCGCCTGCGTGAAGGCCGTCGAGCCGCACGGCCCGTTTGCACTCGGCGTGGACATCGGGCGCGATGAGGACTACACTGCCGTTGCTGTGATGGACATCTCGCAGTCGGCGATCCTGCGTGTAGAGCACTGGCGGCATGCTGACTACACGCGCACCGTCCAGCGCATCGCGCAGATTGCACGCGATGTAGATGCACAGGACGTGATTGTCGAGCAGAACGCGGCGGGCGCGCCGGTCGTGGACTACCTTGCGTCGCAAGGCTTGCCGGTCACCAGCGCGGTCACCACTGCCAGTACCAAGCGCCACATCATCGAGAAGCTGGCGTGGGCAATCGAGCGCGGTGAGATTGCCCTGCCGGACGATGACTATGTGCTGACCGAGCTGGAGCAGTACAGCCAGAAGCGGCGCGCCGACGGCACGTACGAATACAGCGCGCCTGCTGGGATGCACGATGACTGTGTGATGGCTATTGCGTGGGTTTACTCCCGCGCAGGTGCACGCGGCGCAATTGCTGATGTAATATGGTGACGATCAAGACGGCAACGGGGACAATCAAGGCGCTGGACGAGCAGGGTTACGCGCTTGTACTCCGCTCCTCGTCACGTTTACATGCTTATGTCCTTCGTTGCATTACGCTACGTGCAAACGCGGTCGCTTCACTTACCTTCCTGCGAGATGGCCAGCCTGCGCCCATCCCGTCGCGCACACTATATCTATGCGAAACCTCACTGTGCACGCACGGCGCGTTTTGGATCGAGAAGGCGACGATGCGCGTGCTCAATCCTGCGGCAATGCGCGTTGAAGCTGACCCGCAGCGCGGCATCACGGCGCATATCTGGCAACAGAACCAGTTCACGCGCCGATATACGCCAGATCAGATCATCTACGCTCACACTTGGTCTCCGAACAGTGATGTCGGCCCTGGCCTTTCGCCGCTCCAGATTGCATCCGACAGCGCGGCCACTGCGCTGGCTGCCGAGCAATTTACGCGGGCGTTCTTCGAGCAAGGCGCACTGCCGCCGCTGGTCATCTCGCCCGGTGAGTCGTCCATCACCGATGCCGACGCCGAGGCAATGCGCACGGCGTGGCAGAAGCTGACGGCTGGAGTAAGAAACGCATGGCGTGCGTTGGTGCTCCGGCGCAAGATGGAAGTGCGCGAGCTGAGCATGCCGGCGCTCGACAAGCTGGCGATGACGCAGGTAGATGACATTGCGCTTCGGCGCATCTCCGCTGCGTTCGGCGTGCCGGTCACAATGCTCACCGACGCGGCCAACTACGCGACGGCTGCGGAGCATCGCATCTCGTTCTGGCGCGACACCGTGCTGCCAGATGCCGAGCTGATTGCCGAGGCGCTCGGCCTGACAATCAACTACGATGACATAGAAGCGCTGGCCGAGGATGTGGGCGCACAGCGCAAGAGCGTAATCGAGCTGTATCAGGCCGGGCTGGTGACGCGCGATGAAGCGCGTCAGATGATGGGGTTTGAGCCTGAAACGCAGCCGATGACCGAGGCGCTGCGGTCGGCTTTGCGCGAGCTTGACCAGTGGCGACGCAAGAGCGAGTCGCGTGGTAAGTCGCTTGCCGACTTCGCCCCCCGTGACCTGCCGGATTCGTGGGTAAAGGCGATTAAGGCGCGGGCGGATTTAGGGCTTGATCCGTTTAATTTTGGTCGCTTCATCTCTGCTAAAGCAAGGCGCGAGGAACCGCCGCTTGAACGCGAGCGGGAGCGCTTAGCTGCCGAGATGCTCGAAGTATTGGAAGGCTCGATTAACCTAGACGAGCTGCGTTACGACAGCGAGCGGTTCACCGAGCAGGCGCGCCGTTTGCTGGAAGAGGTGCTGCTTGGCGTGGCGATTGATCAGGCGACCGCCGCGATGCTTGATTCGGTGGCGTTCGCAGACGTGGAGCGAGAATATGACTTTGCCGCGCGCTGGGCACGCGATTACTCGTATGAGCTGGTGCGTGGCATTAACGACACCACGGCACGCCAGCTTCAGAACATCTTCGCCCGCGCTCGCGCCGAGTCTTGGCCGCGCGAGCAGTTGGTTGACCGCATTGCGCGCATATTCGGGAGTTCTCGCGCCGAGGCGATTGCCACGACTGAGTTGACGCGAGCGTATTCTCAGGGGACGGACATTGCGCGCCAGATCATTGCAGAGTCAGGCGTGGAGCTGGTGCACGTTTGGCAAACGGCGGTGGACGAGCGAGTTTGCCCCATCTGCGCCCCGCGCCATGGCCGTGAGCAGGGCGATGGATGGGATTCGCTCCCTCCGGCTCACGTCAACTGTCGGTGCTGGACGACACTTGAGCAGCCGAAGAGGAGACGGCGATGAGCGTGATCGTCAAGATGAGATTGCCGCGTGTATTTGTCGGGCGCGTTGACCTGACGCCGGCGTTGCTACGGCTGGGCTACGCGCTGCGAGATCGCGTGAACGTGTATCCACCGCGCAAACGCGGGATGAAGATTCGCTGGAAGAGCGAGCGCCAGCGGCGTTATGTGCTTGCAAACATCAAGCTGCCTTATAACCGCAAGGGGTGGCTGGCAAAGCAATGGCGCGTGACGCCGGTCAGCCCGCGCATGGTTGTGGTGCGCAATACTGCGCGCTATGCCGCGTTCGTCGTCGGGCGCGCACAGCAGCCGTTTCATAAGGATCGAGGCTGGCGACGTGCCGACGAGGAAGCGCAGAAGCTGGTAAAAGACAGGGCGATAATTCGAGAAGTGACAAAGCTCATCGAGAGGGCAATAAGATGATCGATCTGGGGGTGAACAGATGAGATTCACACTTGACACCGATTTGCCGGTCATCGAGCGTGATGATTGGGACGGCGACGCTGCGCGTGAACGCATCCTACGCTGGGCCGGCTACGAGACCGAAGCCGAAGAGGATGTGCGCAATGAAGCGCTTGACCGAGCTGCTCGCCTGTTCCTGTTTAGACGCGATGAGTCGGCAACGCAAGATGATCTGGTTGCGCCATGCGGTGACATCGTAGATGGCGAGCCTAGGCTAGTGACATCTGGCCTACGCTTTGCGCTTGCCGCCGTCAACGGCGCGCGCGGGGGGATCGACGCGCCAGACGAGCTGCTAGAGCAGGCACGGCGTGCCATCGAGCGCATCAGAGCGCGGCTGGAAGAGGAGCAAGAGCAAGACCAAGAGAATGAGAACACGCGCTCCTATGCCGTCAAGGTGTACGAGGCCGACGGCGCGATCTACGCCGAGGGCTACGCCGTTGTGTTTGGCGGGCGTGACCTACACGGCGAGTACTTCACGCGCAGCACGGATTTTGGCGCCGGCTGGCTTGGGCTGGAGACGCCACCAGTGCTGTACGAGCACGGCGTTCATCCGGATGTTGGTCTCAAGATATTAGGGCGCGTGAAGGAGATGCAGGCCGACGACATCGGCCTGCTGGTGAAGGCCGAGCTTGACCGGCACAGCCGCTATCTTGAGCTTGTTCGGCAGCTTGCCGAGCAGGGGGCGCTCGGTATGAGCACCGGTGCGCCTGGTCACCTTGTGGCTCGCAAGAGCACAGGGGAGATTGAGCGCTGGCCGATTGTCGAGGTCTCCCTTACGCCGACACCGGCAGAGCCAAGGACGCTTGGCGTAGAATTAGTTGAGTCTATACGCTCGCTGGTGAACCCAGAGGCTTCAACTGCGATGGTCGTTACCGCGCAGCAGGGAGCGGGCGATGAAAGCGAGCAGAAGGCGAGGGTAAGTATGTACGTGACGACCGAGACGAAGACTACCTTGCGAGATTTTCTGAGCGCCATCGCTCGCAAGGACCTAGAAGCAATCAAGGCGCTGGGTACAAGCAGTGGCCCGTCGGGCGGCTACCTTGTGCCTGAGACGGTCCTGCCCGACCTGCTGACCGCCATCAACGAGCAGAGTATCGTTCTGCCACGCGCGTTCGTCACCGACGCGCCCGGCACGATTCGGCAGCCGGTGATTGACCTGAGCAAAGGCGCGACTGGGACTTTTGCCTGGTACGGCGGCGTCAAGTTCACGTGGGTTGCCGAGAACGCGCAGATCGCCGAGACCGAGCCGGCGTTTAAGCAGTACACCTTGCGTGCTCTGACGATGGCCGGGCTGGTGCGCGTCAGTAATCGCATGCTGGCCAGCACGACATTCGATGCTCAACTGCGTGACATCCTCTCTCGCGCTGCTGCCGACTATCTTGATCACGCCTTTATCCGCGGCAGTGGTGCGGGCGAGCCGCTGGGTGTACTCAACGCACCTGCGCTGGTCAGCGTGGCACGCGATACAGCCAACCAGTTCAAGCCCGTTGACGCTGCCAAGATGATGGAGCGGCTGATGCCCGGCTCGCTGGCGCGTGCGGTGTGGCTGGTGCACCCGACGGTTTTGCCGCAGCTTGCCGCGTTTGCCATCGGCAACACACCGGTATGGCAGCCGAACTGGCAAGTTGGCGTTGCCGGAACGCTGATGGGTGTGCCGGTCATCTTGACCGAGAAGGTGAATCCGCTTGGCACGGCGGGGGACGTGCTGCTGGTGGATTGGGGCATGTATGCGGTTCAGCTCGTGCGTGACATTGAGATTGCGGCCAGCGCCGAAGCGTACTTCGAGTACGACCAAACGGCCTATCGCGTGACCGTACATGCCGACGGCACGCCGCGGGTGCTGGACAAGGCGAAGTACATCAACACGAACGTAGAGGTTAGCCCGTTCGTAAGGCTACAGTAGGAGGTTGACATGAAGCCGACCGATATCATCAATCTGGCCGGACGCCTGCCCGCGCAGGCGATCACCAGCGCGACCAACACGCCGAGCGTGGACATGGCGCAGCTGCGCGGCGTGGCCGCCATCTGCGTTGTGGGCAGCGTGACTAATGCGCCGTCGTTTAAGCTACAGTCGTCTGCCGACAACACCACGTTCACCGATCTACCCGACAAGACCATCAACAGCATTGCGGCAAACAGCGAGGGCGTGATCAACATTCACGCCGAGGAGCTGCCGGCTGGCCATCGCTATATCCGCGCGGTGGTGAACGGCAGCGCGACGGTGGCAGTGGTGTTTATCGGTGTGGATGCGCGCGGCCTGCCGCAACCTGCGCTGAGCACAACGACGGTGGTTAACTGATGGCCTACGCAACGCTCGCGCAGGTCAAGGAATATCTCGGCATCACCGGCACGAGCGAGGATGCGCTGCTCACGCGCCTGCTTGACGCCGCGACCGAGATGATCGCTCGGCACTGCGAGCGTTCGTTTGAGGCCGTGAACGCGACGAAGGTCGTCCGGCGGGAGCAATACGCGCTGGGTGTGTTCTTCCTGCCGGACGACCTGCTTTCGCTTACTCAGGTGGTCACGGACAAGGGCGACACGCTGCTGCCTGCGCATTTCCAGCCGCTAGCCGCGCCAGCGCGATTACTCCGCTTGCGTCACGACGCGCCAGGCTGGAGCATGGATTACAGCGTGGATGTGACTGGCACATGGGGTTACAGCACCACGCCGCCGAAGGACATCGAGCAGGCATGCGTTCGCCTGGCGGGGTGGCTATATCGCCAAAAGGACGCCCAGACGTTTGATCTGATCGGCGAGGCGGGTTTGAACCAGGCGTCCGTTCAGTCGAGCGTTCCCCGCGACATCCTTCAACAGCTTGAGCCATATTTGGTGCGGAGGATGATCGCATGGTAAGCGCGGTCAATGCGGTTCACGCAGTTGTAGCCACGGTGACGGGGATTACTTCGGCGCTGAAGGCCGTTCCCGGCGCGCTGAACACGACTCAACTTCCATGTGCCATCATCACACCGACCAGCGAGACGCGCCGCCAGCACGCGCACGCGCTCCAGCGCATTGAGACGCTGGTCAACGTGCGGATTGTGCATTCGCCGGTGGCGCAGGGGGTGACCACGGCACAGCAGGACGCGCTTTACGACTTGACCGACGACGTGATGGACGCGATCATGGCCGACATCACGCTCAACGGTCAGATTGACCACGTGGCGGAGGTAGACGCAGCAGAGGCAAGCATCTACTCGCTCGCAGGGACGGACTACTTGAGCATCTCAATCTCGGTGAGGGTGATAGAGAAGATATGACGAAGGTGAAGCTATATCGTCCGCGCCCTGATAAGTGGCGCGCGCAGTACTGGTCTGGGCTGCCAGGCGGCATCGTGAACGAATACGAGCTCCGCGCAGCCATATTTGCTCATGGTTATCCGGAGCAAGCCATACAAGAGCTGTACGAGGAAGTAGAAGAGGAGGTGACAGAAGATGCCAGCGACGCATCTGCGTAGAGTACAACTTGGTAAGCAGACGGTGTTCAACACGCCGGTAGCTGCAACCTCACTGCTACGCGGCGTGACCGACGGTAGCATCTCGATTCAGCACAGCGACACGGTAGTTGAGGAGCTGGGGCGTAATATCAGTGATCTGGTGATCGTCAGTCAACGGCACGTCGAGGGGGAGCTTGAGCTGCAAGCAACTTACGAGGATATTTTGTACGGCCTGTTTGGGTTGTTTGGGCCGGTCGCCCCAAGCGGTAATCCGCCCGCGCGTGTCTTTAATGCGCCGAACACCTCGTTTGCTGCGCCGCAAATCTATACCATCGAGTACGGCACGGATGGCGCGGAGTATCGTGTGGTTGGTGGCATTATCAGGGAATGGACTCTGAGCTACGAAGCAAACGAAGGGGTAACTGAGTCTTGGAGCATCATCGGGCGTAATGTACAGGCGCAGGCAATGACCGCCAACCTACCCACGCGAACGGTGCTACCCATTCTCTCTCGTCATGCTTCGTTCTTCGTGGACAATATCGGCACAGCCCATGGCACAAGCGGCATCCCCGGCACGGTCATTAGCGCCGAATTGAATATCAACACCAACCGTCACCTGAAGATGTTCGAGGGCGCAAACCCGCTCGGCTGGGGTGAGGGACGCTGGGAGGTCGAGTTGAGCATGACTGCCGAGTTCAACGCGACGGCCAAGGCGTGGGTAGATGCGCTGATCAACGACAATGTAGCGCGCAATATCCGCATGGAGTTCGTCGGCGTGGCAAACTCGAAGGAGCTGCGCATTGACTTCGTGGGTATGCTGACCGAGCCACCGGAGCTGTTTGGCGACCGCGACGGGAACATGACGGTTGATCTGACGTGGCGTGCGCTGGTTGGTGGACCGCTAAATAACTGGCTGCAGATCAGGAGCATTAGCGGAGTAGCGACGCTGCCATGATTGACTTCTCTCAAATCAAGCGCATTGACCGTAACGCACCAGGTAGCTTTGCAGAGCTTCGCCGACTCCAGCAGGCGCTGGGGAGCGGAGATTTTGACGCGCTGGGGCGACTGCTCGAAGCTTACGGCGTGGACGTAGAGAGCCTCGCTATCGCTGAGCTTGAGCAGGTGGTGCGGCACATCATCGGAGAGCCGAGCCCTTTACCGGAGACGAACGGCGTATAGCCTTCTCGATGCTCCGGCTGGCGGAGCTATGGGGTGTGCCGCCGTGGGTGATTGAGCGCGAAGCTTCGATTTACTGGGTTGAGGCAGCCGCTGATTACGAGCGCGAGAAGGAGCGCCTGATGCGCAAGGCGCAGAGGCAATATGGCCGACGGTGAGATTCGCATCGAGATCACGGGCGACGCGCGTAATCTAACGCGCGCAGTCCAGAGCGTCAAAAGCGATCTGGGTGCTCTGGAGAAGAGGGCGGGCGGATTAGGCGATGCGCTGAAGACCGCATTTGCCAGCGCCGCCGGATTCCTCGCCGCCGGTGCAATCCAAGCCGGCCTAAGTGCCATCACGCAAGGGATCGGCAGCGCTGTTGGCAAAGCTGCCGAGCTGCAATCCGAGCTTAACTTCCTTCAGGCCGTAACCGGAGCGACCGGCGAGCAGATGGCGAAGGTCTCCCAGCTCGCAAAGGAGCTAGGAGCCGACGTCAGCATCCCAGCTGCGTCCGCGCTGGACGCGGCCAAGGCGATGACCGAGCTGGCCAAGGCCGGGCTTTCGGTTGAGCAGGCGATGGCGGCGGCTAAGGGCACGCTCCAGCTTGCGGCTGCCGGGCAGCTAGAAGCAGCAAGGGCTGCCGAGATTATCGCAGGCGCGCTGAATGCGTTCAAGCTGACCGGAGATCAGGCAGTGCGCGTCGCCGACCTGCTGGCCGCCGCTGCGAACGCCAGCGCCGCCGACGTGACCGACATGGCCGATGCGCTGAAGATGGCCAGCGCGGTGGCCGCAATGACCGGCGTAAGTATCGAAGAGACCATCGCCATGCTTTCAATGATGGCGAATGCCGGTATCCAAGGTAGTGATGCGGGCACGTCCCTAAAAGTAATGCTCATGCGCCTGATCGCACCAACTAAAGACGCCGCCGAGGCGATGCAGCTATACAACATCTCGATTTACGACTCACAAGGGCGCATGCTGCCACTCAGAGACATCATTGCTCAGTTCAGCGAGAAGCTGGCCGAAGGTGCTGCGGCGGCCATGACGTTCAGCTTGACGAATAAGAAGATGGCTAAAGAAGCCGCCAAAGCTGCTGCTTCGGTTGGCCCGCTCAGTGACAGGCTTGAATCGCAGCAGAGAAGGCTAAGTGCTCTTCAGCTTGAGTTAGCAAAGGCTATCGAGAAGTATGGCGAGGGGAGTGCTCAGGTTATCCGTAAGCGCAATGCCATCGCCGACTTGGAAGCTGCTATATCAAGGACGGCTAGTAGGTTGGCAGAAGCCAACGAGAAGGTAGAGACGTTCGCAGCGCTAGAAGGTAAGACCGCTAGTCACGTATTTAAGGTTACAGAAGAGCTGCGCAATCAGGCTCTGGTTAACATCTTTGGCTCGGATGCTATTCGTGCGGCCAACATCATTTTAGCCGCTGGCATAGATAGCTATGACCAGATGTATCAGGCCGTCACGCGCGCGAACGCAGCGCAAGACCTTGCGGCTGCAAGGACGCGCGGGCTGACCGGCGCACAGGAAGCATTGAGCAATGCCGTCGAGACATTGAGCATCTCGTTTGGTGAAGGGCTTTTGCCTGCGCTGGCCGAGGCAGGCTTTGCGCTAGCTGATGCGCTGACCAAACCGGAGGTCATCGCGTTTGTCGAGCGTCTCGGCGCACTTATTGGCGGCGCGCTGACCGAAGGACTGACCTTACTGCGTGATGTGGCCAGCACGATTGACCTCGGCGCGCTGTTCAGCTCGTTTCAGATAGGGACATCCGAGCTTCAAACAGCACTTGAGTCGCTGGGTGCACAGATCTTCATCATTGGCCAGAGCGTTGGGATGCACCTACAGGCAGCATTTCAGGAGCTTGCGCCAGTAGTTCAAGATGTAGGGAGCGCAGCAAAAGAGTTTCTGAGTGCGCTTATCCCTATCATCGCAGATGTCCTGGAAGCACTCAGGCCGATTGTGACAGTTATCGGAAACGCGCTGATTAGCGCGATCAGAACGTTTGTGAGCGTGCTCAAGCACGCGCTGGAGACGCTCGCGCAGGTGATGCGCGCCATCGCTGCGCTTCTGCGCGGGGACATTGACGGGTTCGTAAACCACGCGCGCGGCGCGTTTGAGTCACTCACCGCAGGTATTCGTGCAGGTTTCGGCGGCGCGATTCAAACGGTGGCGGCGCTATTCGGCGACGTGGGGCAGCAAGTGCTGGGAACGATCTCGCGCATCAACGACGCGCTGATGAACATCCGCAACCTCGGCGCATCGGTGGCTCAGGGTATCTCGCAGGCGCTTGGGAATATTCGTCTGCCACAACTACCCTTCGGCGGTGGGCAGCAGCAATCTAACCAGACCAACATCACGAATAACTACAACCTCAACGTACAGGCCGCATCCTCGCAGGGCGTGATGAACGACTTTGAGCTGATGCGTAGACTGGGGTGGAGATAAGATGGAAGCAAGGTTGTTTAGGCAAGGTGTGGAGTTACGGCTCGACTATTACCAAAATGCATTCTGGTCGTGGGTGATGACCGGCTATCAGGGCGACGCGCTGAATGCCGTTGAAACTCTCTCTCGCGTTGGTGTTGGGGGAATCGCTTTCGGTCTTGGCAAGATCGAGCAACCACGCCGAATCGTTATCACGCTTGACGTACAGGGGAAGAACTATTCGCAGCTCCATAACGCCATTGCGGAGCTTGAGTCGTATCTTCGCTGGCGCAATGGATCGCTCGAGCTACACATGCGACGTGATGCCTCAGTGCCATGGAATAGCATCAATGTAATCTGCGAGCAATTTGACGTACAAACGAGCGTTGATGAGCAATTCCGCGCACAGGTCACAATCCGATTTGCTGCAACTAGGCTCTATTGGCGCGAGGAGACCGGAATAACGTTTAACATCACCAACCCACCTATCACAAACGTGCGCGCCGTCGTGGTTGACCTGAGTACCATGACCTTCGCGCCGATCGTCGGCATAGATGAACCTATACGCCAAATTGATTACCGACAACAGAGCGACGAGTGGATTCTATTCGGATCAACCAAGGTGTTTCGCGCGCCGCGCGCGGGTGGGGGAGTAGCAGGAATTGGGCAAGCGCCGGCGGGGACAACGACGCTCCGAGGATGTGTCGATCATAACGGCAACATCATGTGCGTGGCGCAGGGGATCAACCAGCTCCTGCGTTTTACCTATCCGGCATCCTACCCGACTGTGCTCGGTACGTTTAACGGCACTCCGGTTCGCGTACGCAGATTCGGCACGAGTTATATCTCAGTCGGGGAGTTCTCGCAGTACGGAACATTGACCGGACTGGCGGGCGTTGTTGCCACCGACGTAAACGGCGGATCTCCTGCTGCCCCTCTGCTTTTTTCAACCAACGATATCTTTCCAGGCGGCGGGCGTGTGAATGATGTATTGTGGAGAGATGGAGTATTCGTAGGCATCGCGCATCGCGCTCCATCGCCTTCACAAAGCTGGATTAGCGTAGCCAGCGCACAAGTGCCGTACTACTATGTGGCGTCCGGCGCGTCGTCGTGGGCGCCGATTGAGATTGATCAAAGCTCGACGATAGATGAGGTGCTCATCGCCGCGACTTCAGCAATTCACGCCGGGCGTACGTTTGGCGCGCTTTGCACACTACGAGACCTAGCAAGCGTTGTACCGGTGAGCTATCCGACAGCAAGTATTGGCGGAGTTAATGACGGAGTGGCGGTTGAGCGCTACACCTTTTCAACTACTGAACCACGAAAGATATATCGTGTCAAGGACGGCGTAGCCATGCCGCTGTTTGTGGCATCCCAGAACATGCTCGCGGTTCACAGGGTAGCCGCACAGGTTTGCATCGGATTCAGCAATCCAGCTACCGTGATCCCGCCGCTCGCGCTGAACGTGAGCACAATCGCCAACACCGGCACGACGGCAGAGATCGTGCCGCGGTTCAACTTATTTAACGACGAGCGCTGCTGGGGGATGTACTCGCGGTGTGATTACGAGCTATTCGCCGAGATATTCGATCCCAGCTGGACGCCATTTCCAACTTACGAGGCTCGGTATGAGGCCAGCCCAGTACGTATCTTGCTGCCTGGAACACGATATGACAAGCTGTTTCGCGGCTCAGTCGGTGGAAACGTAGAGAGATATTGGTTTACGGTAAATAAGCAAATTAACACAAATGTAAGTTTAATACGTTATAAGCATGATTGGAGATGATGTAATTGGAGATGAGGTAATTGGCACGCTCTACACCGGTGACGCTCGCGTCGCTATGCCGATAGAGGTATTGGAAGGCTCGTTCGAGCGGCGCGCGATGGACGTGGCATCGTGCGAGCTCGAGATAAGCATCCTCAACGAAGACTGGCGCTATTCGCCATACATGGATATCCTCACGGTCGCGCTATATGACCGCTGCGAGCACTTCATCATTATCGCCATCGAGCGACGCAACACATACTGGATAATGCGCGGCGAGTCGGTGCTGCGTTATGCACGCGACTACTACCCAGACCGATACGCGGGAACGAGCGATGCGCAGTGGAACGGGGACGCGGCAGCAGGCGTGATTCAGTCGCTGCGACATACTGAGTATCGCGGCACGCACGCGTTTATCTCAGGTTTCCTCGAATACAATCTTATTGTCCCTGATGCGACCGCGCCAAGCATAAATGTGAGTTGCGCATTCGCATGGGCATCACGGCTCGAAGCTGCACAGGAGATTACGAGACTTGCGCACGCACAGGGGTATCCGCTCATCTGGTGGTATGAGTGTGCGGTTCGCGGCACTCCAGTCGCCGGTCTCTGCTTCTCGCATGCCATGCCGCGCCATGGCATACGGAGGATTAGGCACACGCTCGCCCACGACGCCTACATCGCCGACCGTAGTAATCCGCCAGCAGGCATTGCGCTCGGCTACGGTCACGGCGTGGACAGGGATATGACCAGAGCATCGCTTGCACGCGCAAGATTTAGTGCGTGGAGCTACTGGGAGGGGCGTACAGACGGGCGCGCATCCGGCACGTCTGCGGCAATGATTACTGCGCTTATGCGCTGGCGACCGGTTTACGCCGGCGGTGGGCAATCATATTCAGACACGCGCCCCAGGCTGGGCGATCAGGTATATATCGTCGGTGGCGAGCCGCAAATCTACGCGGGCACGGCATGGGTCGTCGCCGAGAGCTACCGCGTACAGAGCGGGCGTATTGCAGATGTAAGTTACGGGGTAGTGCAAATATGAGCGAAGATATTCGAGCTGATTCTTACGCACCTGCTTATGTCCGTACCACTTGGGCGGGTAATCAGCAGATCAATGCTAACGTTAGCTTCTCATTCCCTATCTCAACGCCACTGGAGATTGCCGGAAACGTGTTTGAGTACGTGTCATCTACGCAATCACTACGCATCAAGCAGCCCGGCGTGTTTGGTTTCCTTGTCAGGGTGCAGGGGAGCGCATCAAACCTGGGCGACCTCGGCGTCTCCATGCGCAGCAACTCGCCGATACACGAGTGGGATATGGTGATGCAGCCCTACTACTCGCACCCTACGTTTATCTTTGCCACAGGGGGGGTACGATACGTACCAGTCCCCGCGCCGTGTGATTACCAGGTGAGGCTGATCAACACTGGGGGTCCAGGTATCTTCACCGTCTTTTATATCGATCTCCGCCTAACGTTTATGGGGCGAAGATAAGCATCCGCTCCATTGACCACGACACCTGATACCCCAAATTGGGCGCAAGCAAAGTTAAACCCCGGCTGGTTAGCCGGGGGTTAACTCGACTAAGCTTCAAAAGACAAAACGTTTGTCAGGGGTCACGAATACTCCATAGCAAGTTTTATCCGCTTTCTCCCATCAGCCCGATGATCGCTGCAACCATCTGGCGAAGAACAGGGTCATGTTGAGCTAGATAGGCTAGGTCCGCAAGGCGGAAACGCTCACGAATCCCGGCCTGCTCCAGCAACTTGTCGGCCTGCTCTGGCGGCAGCGCATTATGTGCCGCACGCCAGAGCAGGGCAGGAGACACGTCGTATTGCTTAGCCGCCGGAAGGTCAGCCAGAGCGCGGCATGCATCCCGCAAAGGCAGGGATGCGATATTCGCACGCCGGATGGCACGGGCTACATCACGAAGCTTCATGACCAACCTCACAGCGCTGATATGGCATCCTTCGCATTGCGAAGGCTACCGCACTTTCTACATCAAAGAACCGAGCCATTGCCACGCCACGCGAGGGTATATAGGTGATGGCTTCATAGTAACCATCAACCTTGTACTCCCCCGAATTCCAGTCTGCCATAAAGGTAACCTGACCTTCTGGTAGGTTGATCTGGACTCTTGCGCGGCGGGTAGAAGGCGAACAGTCGTATATGGAGCAGAATGGGTGGAGCACCTTTGGCAGGTGCTCCTTCACATCGTCCAGCATCCCTTCTTTTGCGCTCTTTACGGCTCGCTCGCGCATCTTATACGCAATGCGCGTCTCTTCAGCTTCAACGCCGGCGGCAATCAGTTCGTCTAGGGACTGATACTCCTTACTCATTGCTCATCTCCTTCAACCAAGTCTCGATCTCGTTTGCCGTACCCTCACGCCACAGCCGGCGCGCCTCTACCTTGCGCGGATCATCGTCAGCGAGCGACTGCGCGAAGACGCGCAGGGCTTCACGGGCCGCAACCAGCTCCTCGTCTGGCGATGAGACGGCCTGAGCACCTGGGATCGTCTCGATCTCGCTTTCATCCAGCCAGCCAAGACCGGCCAAAGAAAGCGTCAGGCGACGCTTGGCTTTTGTCAACGCCTTCATCTCGGCGTTGGCTAGGGCGTCACCTTGTAGCCCACGCACATTCACCACGCCTATCTCGCAGTCCTCTCGGCCATCCCGCGCCCGTCCGCGCACAGTGACCGTGATGAGGTCATCGGTGCGCTCAATGCGCACCTCAACGATGCTGATGCCGTGCAGAGAACGTAGTTGGTCGGTTGCGGCGCGGGTAGCGTAGAGCACCAGTCGCCCGTTCAGCCGCAGATATTGAAACGGCTGAGTGAGCGGGTTCAAACCGAGTGAGGCACAAACGGCTCGATAGTACTCAACGCGCTGCGCCTCGGTCAGCGCGCTGAGATCACCAGCTAGAAGAACGCGCTCCAGCGTCGCCGGCGACACGCTGGGGGGGAGGGAAGGGGTTAATTCATTCATGGATCGCTCCTGCGGCGTATGCTACTGCTTCCTCTAAGTTGAAGAAGCGGCAGTAATACCCCGATGGGTTGTACGCTTCGTACGTGGGCGTCCCGGATATGTAGTAGTAATCGTCCGAAGATTTGATTGTCCACGTGTCACCAGACTTCTCAACGTACATTGAGCATTTCCCGCCTTGCGGAAGGGATATGTTCACGTGGCCACACCACACTCCGGCACGCTTATCCAGGTCCACTTCAGCAAGCTCCCGAAGAGATTCAGGGAGCAGGCTAAGAACGGCCTGTTCAGCTACCTGGCGTTCGCGTATTAAGCGCTCTTGCTCTTGAGCGCGCGCTCGTGCTTCAGCTTCACGACGAGCTTTGTACAACTTAACACCGGATTCAATCAGATCGTCTAGAGTAGCAGTCATCGGTTCTTTCTCCTTGCCCCCTGAGATTTCCCGTGCCTGCCGGGGCATGCAGGGTGGGGGAACGATAGCCCGCTCCCCACTGCCTACGAGTACGAAGCTCGTAGGCAGAAAGGATGGACTATCGACGAATAAACACCTCTAAACCATAGCCGGGCTGGGGGATGTAATATACGGCGCTTGGAATACTATCTACCACCTCTATACATAATGCCTTTCTATACTCGTCACGTGCAATTAGCCCTACACGAGTATTGCCAGAAGGTAGCGAGGAAAGTACTTCCCTAAGCGTGTATAGATGAACGGCAACGTATCCTTCCTCAATTAGACGAGCATTGACCGAAAGGCCGATGTCAAGCCTACCAGGAAACTCTTTCCTGACAGTCACAAGCGTTCGGCCATCCGTGTGAGGCATTATGGTCGCTATATAGTGTAGGTTCGCGACCTTCGTCTCGGCAAGCCAAGTGACCGGATATTGCGTCATTACATCCGTAATGTGGGGATAATCATGGGGATAACCATGCTCCCTTGCCGCAGAGAGCATCTCCAGCGGGGAGCATAGGCCCGCCAACCGATGAGACGCTACTGAGTAGTACCCCTCTGGTGCGCCTGAAACGCGCCAGGTATAGCGAGCGGCAGCGTCACCGATCATGCCCATCAGGGCGACTTTATCGCCCTGAGAGCGGATTAATGTATGTACTGGAACGCGGATCATGTCTATTCCATCTCCTGATATACAGCTCTGCCACTGCTGCTATTTAGCAGCAGTGGCAGGTAACTAGAAAGGCGGAGTCAGTGACAAAATCCAAACCTTGCCGTTCCAAAGCTTCCAAAGTTTGCGCTCGCCAGTAACCGGATCGAAGTGCAAATCGCACTTCACACCTTGTGACCTGACCAACGCTGTACATTCACTAAACCAGCGATCACAGATGAAGCTCGTAGACACCGTTGAGAACTCCACCTTATCGCGCAGGTGGGGGGGGAATTCGTTCAGTATGTTCTCTCGAATCTCTGGGGTTAGTTCTACAGTCATGATAGTTCCTCCTGAATGTGCTAGGTGAGAACAGGTAATTAGCGGGCGACTAGATAATAGGTTCTGGGAGTTTAGGTTTGGGCCCAAGGCCGAGTTCATAAAGAATCATCTGCCAGAATCCTCGGCGCGCTACCTTCATCGCTTCATCTAAGTGTTCTCCCCAGTAATCCCAGGCTAGGCCTTCAAACCACAGACCATCTTCATCGATTGCCATCTTTAGCTCATGGGGCTGAGGATGTGCTCCAGCATATGCTTGAGCACACTTAATCGCAAACTGGAAAGCATAATCACGATCGCGATTCGTGATAACAGACAGTAGAGCACGTTGAGCACCTGGGCTATATTCCCCCTCGGCTAACGCGTACACCTTACCGAGGACACGCTCGATTACAGAGCGTGATATCTTATCTAGATTAGCAAGGATGTCATCTACATCCTTGCACTTGGCATAGCGAACGCGGTTATTCAGCAGATACTTAATCGCCTTCTCCAGATCCCTAATAACGTATAGGGTGGAATAAGATTTAAGGATGGATACCAGATTCTCGAAGACCTTCTTTTGGGTAGTCATTTCTTTCCTCCTTTGCTCAATTACACTCTTATTCTATTTAGATATATAGGGATTGTCAAGGGGGTTCCGGAAACTCTTATCAAACTCTAAGGTTTATCCCTTGATCTGGCTAGCGTATGCCTATATAGATATAGACATGATGAGGGGAAGACCACCGCGACTTAAGCAGGCCAAATGCTACGGCTTCTATCTTGATGCGCCGACCATTGAGACGCTTCGTCATATAGCGCAGGCGCGCGGATGCACCATCTCACAGCTTGTGCGCGAGATGGTGCGCGAGATGGCACATGACATAGCGCATGAGCAGGAAGACAATACATGCACGAGCATAAATCCCGCGTGATCAAGGTAATGCGCGGAGCGATTAGCTCCGCGCCTGCCCACCACCACGGGATAATGGGTAGGGGTAGGTGATTAACCTTCTTAAACCAAACATAGACAGCTATGAGCGAGGTACCACTGTATAGCCAACTCGATCCGCGCTGGCGTAATGTCAAGCTGGGTTATTCTTCGCTTACTATCGGCTCGCACGGCTGCGTGATCTGCTGCCTGGCAATGATGCTCCACGCCGCAGGCGTGCCGGTAACCCCGCCAGAGGTGAACGAGGAGATGCGCAAGACGCGCGCGTTTGTG